CACATAAATTCGCGTATGTTTCTTTGGTTGGGCCCGTGCCTCCGGGGCTGGAATTGGACCATCTCTGCCGGGTGCGGTGTTGCGTTAATCCGGAGCATCTAGAGCCGGTGACCCATCTGGAAAATATAAGGCGCAGCCCCATTCATCAGATGGCAGCAACGCATTGCGTCAGAGGTCATGAATTTACTGAGAGGAACACAAGCTGGCAGAAGGAGAAGGGGCGGCGTCCTAGGCGGAGGTGCCGGGAGTGTGTAAGTATCTTTGGCAAGCGGCGACGAGAGGCCAAGCAACAACTGCGCTGCGAGATGTCATGACCATCATCCGGACCTATGAGTGCATGGACTGCAAGGAGATGTTCGAGGTCACCTGCGAAAGCAACGACCCCGACAGCGATTGTCCCTTTTGTGCCAAGGTGATGGAGTGGCGTCCTCAGAAATTTGCCATCACGGGGGTCAAATCGAGGGCGGTCGATCTCACGCAGCAGATTCTGGAAGAAGACTACGGCCTATCCAACTGGAAAGACAACAACAAGCCCGGTGAAATCGCGGCGATCATGCCGTCCGAAAACACCGCTCAACGCGAAGCGAGGATGAAGATTGAGGCGGAAGTTCGTGAACTTGCTGAGCAAGTTAAGAAAACGCCAGAGAACCCAGCGCAGGCGCAAGCCGTCAACGCGTTCTGGGGCGGCCCGGCCGGACAAACCGGCTCCGTTGCCGCACCCAACCAGTTGATGGCGCAGACCTTGATCGCCTCCGCCAAGGCTGGCCCGCAGCCCGGCGTCGACGCCATGGGCGCGCTGCACAACATGGGCAAGGCCGGGAAACTCCCCAACAACGTGCGGATTGTTGCCCGCGGCTAGGGATGTGGCATCTGTCGTCAAGCTCGGATCGGCGCGCTCTCGACGTAGTAGACGGCGCGGGTCCATTCAGTGGGCGGGGCCCGCACTATTCCAGGCGGACGCCGGGCAGCAAGACTTTTACGGGCGTTGGTCAGGAAATTGTGCTGGTGTCCTATTGCGGCTGCGCTGTGTGGGCCTGCATCCGACAGCGCACGCCCATGGCGGCGGGGTCGGGCACCAGCCGGGGCAGGGGCGGTGCGACGGACGTGCGGGCGCGCTACGTGTGGCGCAATATGTTGTTCCGCAATCTCGGCGCCTGCCTTTCATCTGATCTCATTCGGTCGGCTACCGAGATCACCTATCGCGAATGGGAACATCGCTACGGGAGCTTGCCGGACGAGCGCCTGCGAAGCGAGGTCGATGTTCGCCGTGTTCGCTCAACCAACCCAGGGTTCTGTTATCTGATGGCTGGGTGGGAGCGCGGCGAACTGAAGCGAGGAAAACTGTTTTATTGGGCGCCGATTGCCCGCGGCTAGGTCTTGTGTGTAGATGGTCGTATCCGCCCACGTATAGACGTGGTGTCGGGGCGGCCATAAGGGCACACCATGCGACTACCTCCCCCCAACTCCAAGGGAGCGGGCGACCGGCTCGCCTCCTTCGCCCAGGAACTCATCGACGAATGTTGCACCTCGCGCGAGCAGCGCCGCGCGCAGATGAAAATGTGGAAGTCCTACTATTACACCGGGACCTCCGAGGGCCAGCAGGCGCGCTATAATCGCTGCTACGCCCACGTCGACCGCCTCGCCTCCTATCTGTTCTCGCCCGCCGACGTGCGGTTCTCCATCGAGTATGACCAGACCGAGGACCAGTCGACCCTCTCCATGGGGCAGGCGTCCGCCCGCCACCTCAACCGCGAATTCCACCGTTGCGGGATCGACATGGCGGTCGCCGGGGCCGTCAACGACGCGCTCTACAAGGGCTGCGTGCTGGAAAAACTGATGTGGGGGCACGACGGGCTGGAAGCCTGGGAGGTGCAGCCCGAGATGTTCGGCGTGCTGCGCGAGGACATCGCCGAGCTCGATCGCCAGGATGCCTTCGTCCACACCACCTTCATGACCAAGTCGCAGTTCCGCCGCACGCTCACCGACCACCCCGACAAGGACGAAATTCTCAAGAAGGTCGACGCCACCGCGCAGGCCGGCGCCGGCGATACCGACTGGCAGGAGGACTTCTTTCATCAGGTGGTGATCGGCGGGACGCAGCCGGTCTCCACCACCACCTCGGCAGGCTCCGGCATGGTCGGCGTCATGGGGGTTCCGGTGCCGATGCTGGCGCCGGAAGTGGCCTCGCGCCTGATTCGCATGGACGAGCTGTGGGTGATCGACGACGACCGGCAGGACTACACCACCATCCGCATGGTCAAGCCCGACATCATGGTGGAGGGGCGGCTGCGGCGGCGCAACCTGTGCGGCGTGCGCGGCGAACACCCGTTCCGCAAGGTCTGCCCCAATGAAGTCTCCGGCTATTTCTGGGGCATGTCCGAGATTGCGCAAATCTACAAGCTGCAGGACCTGCTCAACGATCAGGTCAAGGACATGACCCGGCTCACGCGCATGAAGGCCGACCCGGCGCGCGCGCTGATCGGGTTTAGCGGCATGACGCAAGAGAAGTACAAGATCCTCAAGCGCCCCGGCGGCTTCGTCTCCGAGGAAAGCCCCAACGCCAAGATCGAATCGCTCGCCCCCGACATCCCGCCCGAGCTGTTCCAGGCCGTCGACAAGACGCTCAACTACTTCGATGACGTGGCCGGCTTCATGCCGATCATGCAGGGCCAGGGCGAGCCCGGCGTGCGGGCCGGGGCGCATGCCCAGACGCTCGCGCGCAACGCAAGCCCGCGCATGCGCGACCGCGCACTCCTGGTCGAGCGCCAGGTCGTCGACATCGGCGACTTCTGCCTCAAGCTGATGATGGACAAGAAGGCCACCGTGTTCTCCACCGACGGCGGCAAGGACAAGTTCATGCTCGCGCAACTGCCGGACGGCTATCGCGTGTCCGTCGATAGCCACACCTCGAGCCCGGCGTTCCAGGAGGATTACCAGAAACTCGCCTTCGCACTCGCTAGGGCTGGTGCCATCGACGAAGCCAGCCTCATCATGTTGACGCACCCGCCCCATGAGGATACCCTGATCCTGCAGGCACGACAGCGGGCCGAGGCCAAAGCCGAAATGGTGAAAAAATATCCTGAACTCGCCTTCGGCAAAGGCAAGGGCCGCAAGTGATCCTGCTCAACCAACGGCGACGGTCAGTGTCGAAGCCCCGTCGCCCGCCAGGGAGACTGCCATGAAGATCGTGAAGATTGAGGCTCCACGCCGCAAGCGCCGGGGTCGTCGGAAGTAAATTCTCGCGACCTGAGAGTTGCTACCGTCCCTTGGTGTGAAAGTGATACCCAGCTTTCATGCCCCCTGAGATGCCTCCTGCGCTGACCGGGCAACCGCCCATGGGCTCCTCCCCCGTGGAGTCGCCCAGTGGCTCGCCTGGAAAGTCAGCTAATGCGCTGGCGATAGTGCGGGAGGCTATCAAGCTTCTGGAAAAGGCGCTGCCCGATCTTCCGACCGGCGGTGACGCCTGGAAATCCGTCAATTCTGCGCTGCAAGGCATCGGCAAGCACGTCACTCCAATGGAGGAAGTGCCCGGCATTCAGCAGACCGCACTGCGCGGGCTGCAGGACAGTGTCGGCAAGAGCGCCATGATGCAGCAGGTCATGAACAGCATGGGGGGCGCCGGTGGTGCCCCCGGAACCGGGGCTGCCCCGCCACCCGGCGCCGGCATGCCCATGCAGTAGGAGGTTAAGATGGCAGAGAAGAATTTTCCCGGCCCGTCATACAACCGTCTCATCGAGAATGATCCGCAGATCGTCAAGGTGCCGATGGACCACATGGAGTGGGCGTCGCGTGCTTCGGGTATGCCGTCTGACATCAAGAACGGCATGACCATCCGCCACGTCGGCAACGAGACGGGCAAATAGTCATGCCCGAGCTCACCGAAGCCGAACTCGCCGACCTGCAGGGCGCCAAGGTTCTGCTCGACAAGCTGGTGCGCGACCCCAAGACCAAGCGCCAGGCCGAGCGTCTGATCAAGGTGCATCACCCCGAGGTGGTCACCCTCGACGACAACGAATCCGAACTGCGCGAGGAAATTCATGCGCTCAACAAGCGCATCGAGGAAGACCAGACCACACGCAGGAATCGCGAGCTCGACGAGCGCCTGGACCGTGAGTACAAGGCGCTGCTCAAGGACGGCTGGACCGACGAAGGGCTAGAAAAGCTCAAGAAGTTCCAGGTCGAGCGCCAGATCGCCTCGCCGCTCGATGCGGCGGGCGCCTGGGATCGCGCCTACCCGAAGCCGAAGGAGCAGGTATCACCGCTCGCCCCCACCGATTGGGGCATCGGCCGTGCCGGCAACGACGAGCACCTCAAGCTCTTGTTCGAGGACGAAGACAAGTGGGCCGAGATCGAGGCCCGCCAGGCTTGGGCGGATGCCGCCAAGGAACGAATCGAGACCTGACAGGGCCTCATACGGGAGATTAGGTCATGCC